GTCCGGCATCCGTCAGATAGTCCCACTGAGGGGTTTTCCGACGTTTGACTTTCCATTTCGGAGTTTGAGTTCTAATACCGATTTGGTTGTTCCGGATGAAGCCCCCGATGTTGCATATTATCGCACCATCAGGATTTTCTCCAACCGTACCACTTGTGTCAATTTTAAGCACTCGTGGCACAGCAACGCAGGCAGTGTAAAATATCGCACCATTTGCGTCGCGTTTCCTTCCAGAGAGTCTACAGGAGGGCACTTTAAAACCTGCGGTGTCTTGTTCGTCAAAGGGTACTGGTCGATGTTTTGCCAGAGAACCCAAATAAGACAAACTGCCACCGCAATAAATGCCATACTTCGCAGACCATCGCGAAAGACGGTTAAAAGCCGAGTATAAATCTGCATCTTGGTTGACTTCCTTCAAATAAACGGCTCGAACATCAAAGCCTTTGAAGTAATCACCCCCGCATGATTCTCTAAACGAGCCCACGTGAAACGATTTGGTATCATTTACGTGAAATCCGCAACTCTCCAAGATTTGGCAAACGAAGTGATATGCTTCTTTAAGGCATATGATATCATCGCCAAAGACTGAGTAATTACGTTCCAGCCCCTTTGTCCTGGGTTTTATTCCAAGGACTTGGTAAGCTGCTCGCACCAACGCCGCAAATATTAACGTCTGTAAGGGAAAAGTAAAACCATTCCCCATGGACGAAAACATGTGCAATTCGACCCACTCGTCATTCACTAGCATCTCTTTTGAACGTATTAAGTTCAGGAGCGCAAATAAACGGCGAGGGAGTAAATACTGCACAAGCGTAGTCGAAATGGTATCAGAGGCAGAGCGTAGATCGATCGTGGCGAACTTGCCAGTCACAGATCCCTCCTTAGCCATTGCCTTATTGCGGTTAGGCTGCAACGACAGGTCGATGTTATGACCCTTCATTAGCAGCTGTTCCACACAGGCGCCGGCGCCTAGCTGAAAAAACATATTCAGCGAAGCTTCCTTACCACACGTTCTGTCGGTTTCTCGGTTCTTACGAACTGTGAACAACTGACTTCCCCTCACTATCCCATACATGCCGTATTCGGTAGCGCGCAGATCATCCGCCGCTTTCCATCTCGGGCTAAGCTGGGTCCTATAAAAGGAGTGTAATTCAACACTTGTCGATGTCAAAGACGAGTTAAACATCTTACCGTAGTAATCTGTTCGCTTCGTTCCGACGCTCGAACCAGGTCCGCATTTTCCGGCATTCAAAAAATCTGAGATGCCAAATAGATCAGACTGGTCAGGTCCAGATTCGTACAACCGACTTATTGACTCTTTTGCGAGGTTAATCGCTTCGCCAACAAAGCCGATAGGTTGAATCTGAACTCTCGAGCATTCCGCGTTGCACTGTAGAAATGTAGCAATCGCTTTCTGCTCCAAGTGTGACAGGGATGATTTTTCTGTCGGAAGCCATTTTTTGAATATGGCGCCCAGCATAGCGCTTTTCCTCGCCTCGGATATTTGCAAATCCGAGGTTAAGGGCAGCGTTTCTTCCATCCCAAAGTCTTTTTGAAGGAGGGTAAACAGTACATCAGGCTTAAATTCCATGATGGTTCCTTTGAAGTAATAAATCAGAACCCACACTGCGTTTCGCTTTCGCTACTTTGACAGTGTGAGTAATAACGGCTTAAATTACGCCGTTAATCGCAGTATCCCCAATACCGGCAGACAGCTGCTGCAGAAAACCAATGTGCGCCGAAAAGGCCGCACGAATGTTCGCTGCATCAGCAGTATCAGAACCGGCAGGGATTTCAAATTCACTGCGAATGATCATGTTCTTCGAGGGTTGACCAGCAAGAGGAGTAACGCCTTTGCGCGACACCAACTTGTACGTATTCATCGGAACCGCCGCGATTAGACCAGTGGTAGGATTGGGTTTACCCAAAACTGCCATGTTCTTCGGACGGAAAACGGTGAGCGTAAAGGGGCGTGACACGCTGTGGGCGTCAACTCCAGCCTGGGTACCAGTCAGTGCAGTAACTGCTGACTGTTTTGCATTGACATCGGGCGGTGTATCCACCGTCAAGGTGTAACCTGGGGTAGTAAACCCCGTTTGAGCGGCTCCAGTTACGGAGGCGGGCATTGTGATCATAAAGATCTCCATTAAGTGAAAGGAAACAGACAGGCAAACTACCTGTCAGGTAAGTCCGGTCAAGAGCGCTGCAATAATACTCAGCTTGAAATTGCTTTCAGGTAACTCAAACCTCAGCCCCGGAATTGGGACTGGAGCGGGTACCCTCTCGATCAGACGCGTGGTGGCTACAGCATGACCATTACGGTTGTTTAGCAAGGTGTAGGACGCAGCAGTGTAGGTGTGACGTATGCCGATGGTCTGGCGTTTGTTCTCCGTAACTGTCGTACGATTACTCCAAGCAACATTAGCCGTGCTGGTAAATGCAGAATTTATCATGTCGCCTACGTTTGTAAAGTAGTCCACAAGGAATGAAAATGGCAACAGCTCCCACGCGGTAGGTACCGCGTTAAGCCAGTTGTCAAGACCTGAGGAATCAATTACTCGCTCGATGCCCGTGTTTCCACGGTCTACATGAGCTTTAACGCCTGCTCGAAGATAAACCGTTCTTTTGCTGGTTTGTCTTTCCTCGTAGTCGTAGTATATAGATGCTATACCTCCGGTACGATTCTTGATCTGGACCAAGTCTGCACTCTCTTCGCCGATTGCTGTCACCCGTTTGATAGGGTTAAGCTCACAACGCTGAAGTGCGGACTCTGCAATTGAACCAATGTCAGATAGTAAAGGGGCCCAACCAAAACATGCCTCTAACCATGAGTCAGCGATAACTTTCCGCTTGGCTTTCAGGTCGCGAAATTTTGCGGTTTTCCACTTAAGTTGTTTGTGGTAATCGTTAATTTGCTTCGAGAGTGTTTGTGCTGGGTGTTTAACCATCTTTACAGCTTCACGCAATTCACCTAGGAACTGAGGTCCTGCAAAGGACTGTTGTTCGGCTAAGATCTTTTTATTTAGCTGTGTTGCTGCAGTAGTGAGGGCGAGGGCTAGCTTAGTCTCGTCCACGGTGACGGGTTTAACCGGACTTGGGTTGGCAGTAGTCGTTTCATAGACCTTGCCTTCCGCTGATCCAGTCTTACCCATTACGCTACAGTACGACGTTTTAAGTCGCACGGTGTTGTATTCAGCCGTTAAGCGATTCGTTGCATTAACCTTCTTACGGATTAGGTCTTTATAGTTTGGGTTATCATCTGCCACACGCACATTCGTACAAAGATTGGTACTTTTATAGACGGTTTTAACGCCGTCGTTTATTGTGTACTTCTCATACATGCGATAGTAGCTGTGGTTTTTGTTGCCCATCCTATTTCCTCCTATACCGTAATACCCGTGGCACCATTGCCACATACAGCCC